TTTTCTCCTCTATTTCATAGAAGAACTTGTCGGTATCTTCTGTCCGCCATGCTCTACTATCTTCAACATTCCATTCAGAAGTCTGCACTTTCCAGTCAGGAGTACTATCTTTCACAGTGAAAGAAGGTAAGTCCCATATACATCTGTTATTAGGTTGTGCTGCAAAATTGCCATCATCTAAGGCAATAATGTGAGCGCACTTATGTTCGTGCGGGATCTCTGAATGATCAGTGTCAAGTATATTACTGTCTGGATGTGCAAAGTCAACGGTAAATAAATACTTACCTGGATGCCATTTTTTATCTTTTCCTATGTACTTACCTGCTTGTCCGTCTAGAATATCCCAACGATGGACAGAAGGATAATAAGAAAAACAATTCCAGAGCTGAAGTTCATCAAGTCGTCTTGTGGGCACTCCGGATGGTTCAAATCCCTTTTGAATAAACGCGCTAATTGGTAAGCGATAAAATATTGCACCGTTTTCCATAATAGCATGAAATAATACAGCCCTTCCTGTAAGAGCGCTGATACCAAAGATAATGCAGTCTTCAACTTCTCCATGATGTTTTTTAAGGTCATATAAATACTCTCTTTTTATTTGTGCATATGTTGCTGGTATGTTTGCATTTAAGTAAGCCATTAAAAATCCTCATCTATTTGCTCCTCTTGGTTATTAACTATATCACCCCAACACTCTCCATCTTCGAAGTCTATTTTGTTAGGTACCTTGAGAGGAACAGCTTGTTCCATTATTTCTTGTATCTTAACAGCTTCTTGTTTATTTTCATAGGATACATTTAACTCATCATGTAATTGAATCATTGGAGTTATACCAGCTTCTCTTAAATTTATCATGGCTTGCTTGGTCATATCAGCCGCACTACCCTGAATTAATTTATTTAATGCCTTGTACGTAAATGCTCTTTTAATGTTCCGTGATCCATGTTCCATGGACGCATCTTCAAATGTTTGTGGTTTGTGCATCCCGAACGTTGCCGGTTCCCACATGTTAAATCTACATTTTCTACCTAATATAGTTCTAATCCAACCTCTTTGTTGAGCACGGTCCATTGTGTGGTGAATCAATTGTTTTACAAAAGGAACTTTACTATGATATGTTTGTAAAAGATCTTTAGCTACTTGATCAGTCACGCCTAGTTGTGCTTGTAGTTTAGCTTTACCCATACCATAAAATAAACCAAGGTTAATAGTCTTAGCTTGTTTTCTAGGTATGTCTGCTATCCCTGCAACCATACTATGAAAGTCTGCTGCTTTTTGAATTTCTAAGTCATCAGGGTTTTCACCTGCCTCATCATACTTATCCGCAATAGATTGAACTCCAGTGGTTCCTAGCGTTGCTAAAGCATAATGCACTACCAGCCTAGGTTCTTGTTGAGAATAATCAAAACAACCCCATCTATGGCCTTCCTCAGGCATAAATATAGACCTGATACCCTTACCAATACTAGTATAGTTAGGTAGTTGTTGTAAGTTAGGATTTGAGTAAGATAACCTCCCGGTTATGGTTCCTCCAAAGTCTCCTTTTAATTGATGTATATCCGCATGTATTCTACCATTGTAAACATAGTTTTTAATAGATTCTAAAAAAGTATTTTTTAGTTTATCAAGTTCCCTTGCACTTGCGATTGCTCTAAGCACTGGGTGTTTATGATTCTTTAAATAATTTTTTGTAAAAGAAGGTTTCTGTGTTTTTTCTGTTCTATCAAAATCATTAATACTTAATTTGTTACATACAAGTTCAATACTTTTTGCGGCCCAAACTTCAGGGTAGATACCTGTTTCATCATTTATTCTTTTTATATATTTATCATAAGATTTTTTTAATTGATGATCTAATTGATCAACTTGTGATTCACTAACTCTTACACCTTTTATTTTCATATCAAGTATACAAGGAAAAACTTTTTGTTCTGTTTCAACAATTGATTGTAAGTCTTGGTGTTCTATTTCTTTTTTAAGTTCTTGCCACAAAGCTAAAGTTACTTCAGCATCTCTTTCAGCATACTCACCTACATACATAGCAGGAAGTTTGTACATTTCTGCTTTAGGATCAACGCCCCATTCTTTTGCTGCTTCTTGTAATGCAGATTCATTTTTACCCATCCCTGTATAGTGTTGCGCTACAGAGTTTAAGTCATATCTAAATCTATTTTCATCAACTAAAGAAGTCATGATCATTGTATCAACAACTGTTCCGTGAACCGTGAGCCCTAGTCTATAAATCCAACACATATCATAAATAGCATTGTGAAATACTTTATCTGCTTTTGTTTTAAGTACATCTGCAAACCAACCAAGAACTTTTTTTCTTTCCATGTTAGGTCCTGATTCATGTGCGATAGGATAATAACCTGACCAATCTCTAACAGCTATTGCAATACCAACTACATCACCTTGTCCTCTCATCGAAGAAGAACCTTTTGTTTTTAAATCTGGATCTTTAGTTTCTAAGTCAATTGCAATCTCATCATATTTTGATAAGTCTGGAAAATCATCTGGTGGAAACCATTCTGTCTGTGCAGCAAATAAAGGTTTTTGTATCATTTTGTATCTTTCATCTTTTTAATTTCTAGATCACAATAGTGTTTGATCTTCTCAAGATCTTCTATCTTATTTTTGTATAAATATCTACAAACATATTTCACAACGTTGCCTTGAAAAAATGATAAATTATTTTTTGAAATAAATTCGTATGGTTGTATTTTAAATTTTTTATAATGAGATCCTCCAATTTGTTTATCTTGTGGAAACGCATCGTTAAATATAGTATTATCCGTCATATTTTTCTCCTAAGTAAGTTTGTAATGGTGGAAAAGGGTTTTTATATTCTCCAGGTAATTCAAGTAAATATAATTCTTTTTTAGCTCTAGTAATTCCTACATAACAAACCCTAAGTTCTTCGTCTTCTTTTTTTTGATCACCCATCTTATATGCTTTTAATGAGTAACCCCATTCAACAGATAAAACTACTTTGTTAGCCTCCATTCCTTTTACTCCATGGATAGTTGACAATATAATTTTAGTTGTTAAATTTTTATTTTTTTCCCAACATGCTTTTAGATAATCGTTAAAGTCTTCTTTATCTCTAAATATAGCGTTAGGTTTTTTAGCTGATTGCACTCTTGTAGTATCAAAGTAAAAAATTTCATACCACATTTTTTTTAAAGGAGCATTTAAATAGTATTTGTTTTTTAATTCTTCATAAGAAAATAAAGCATCTGCTACATACAGTTCTGGTGGTGCTGTATCTTTTTTAGATAAAGCAGTTTTCTTCCTGTCAGAAATAAAATCTTTTTTTATTTCTTTTACCATTTTTACGTAGTCGGTTCCTTTAATTGGTTGACCTTCTTGTAAAGTATGCCAAGATTCTATTATTTTTTTACAATTTTCAGGAAAAGAACTTTTAAGTTTACCCCTGTCATCTACACTTCTTGATTTTTCCAACCATATTAAATTATTATGTTTTAAAAACTCTGCATATTTTCTACAAGAACTTTTAGCTCTTGCACAAAAGATAACCTCAGAGTCTTTATCTAAACCCTCTATTTCATCTAAACCATTTATGTAAGCTATATGTCCTTCGTCTTTTTTATTAGGATCTATTCTTTTTTGACATGTAAATTCATTACCTAACCTATGCTTTATGTCGTCTCTAATGCTTAAAGCAAAGTCGTATATCTTCCCTGGTAGTCTGTGAGATGTTTTTAAACGTGTAATGTTTTCTTTTTTACAAGGCCACTTTTGAAATATAGATACGTCAGAACCTTTCCAACCAAATATAGCTTGGTCATCGTCACCAACTAAAAATAATTCCTCTGTTTTTTGTGCTATTTTAGATATAACTTGCCATTCTAATTTTGAAAGATCTTGGACTTCATCAACTAATACAAGTTTATATGGTTGAAATTCTACAGTTGGATATAAAGCTTTTAATAACATGTCTTCAAAATCAATAACCCCTGTTTGACTTTTAAACTTTTGAAGATTAGTATAAAAATAAGTTAACTGCCCTGTATGTACATTCTTAAATGTATCATCTTCACTTTCTCCAAAAAAATTTAAAATTTTATCTAAATCATTTTTGTATTTACGTCTTCTATCAAAACCTACAGAATGATGTGCTCTATTTATTATATCATAGTAAACAGCCATTTTTTTATCTTCTTGTTTTGTCCATTGTGCAGGTTCTTCATCTTCCCTGTCATATTTTTCATCATCTAACATAACCCAAGTATCAGGGTCAGATTCCATTTTCTTTTTAAAATCTGTTTTTACACTAGAATTTAAAATGTCGTGTTTACCAATTTGATTTAAACAAAATTTATGTATTGTTGTAATTGATTCAGCTTGTTTTTCTGTAAGTAAACCTTTTTTAATTACTCTATCTTGTAGCTCTCGCACTGTCGCTTTAGCAAAACCAATCAATAAAACTTGATCTAAATTTATACCACCTTTAATATAATTAGCTAAAATATCTAATATTTTAGTTGTTTTACCACAACCAGGGCCTCCTAGTATTTTATATCTTCTCCTGTAAAACCTATCTAACATTAAAATGCACTTTCATTATTTTTGTTAATGTATTCTGGAGCTTCTTGTTTTACTTCAGGTTCATTATCAAACTGTTCTTTGTGTAAAACATATACCCATCGTTTAACACCTTCTTTAATATGAAATTTATCTCTTGTAATACCTGGAATTTTTTTTAACATCTGGTGTGTAACGTCCGCAGTGATATTCCATTCATCGGCTTTTATATATTTAAAAAAATCTCCAAATGTAAATTTAATTGAAGACTCATCTTCAAAAGGTCTACCTAATAATATTTTCCTTTTGTCTTTTGTTACTCTAGTATTAAAACAAAAACTTTCCAAACTTGTTTTTAATCTAAATGTTGGTAAACTTTCTTCTGGTGCATCTATTTCTGTAGCTTTTTCTTGAAGTGCTCGTAGTTGCATGTCCCAATTTTTAATTTTAGGTGGTGTCTTCCCTGTTTGCTCTGTTGCAGCTTCTCTTGCTAGGTCTTGTTTAACTAATTCTTTTGATGATAGACCTACCTCTTCACCATTAAAACCTAAGTACCAAATTTTAGGATTAGATGTTACGTAAGATAAAGGACCTAATACCAACTCACTACTTAATGAACCGCTTATACCAAACTTTCTTTTAATACATTCTTCTTTATTGCAATAACTTTTTAACCAATCTTGGTCACACCTGTATACATAATCTTTTTTTTCTCTAGAACCTATGACTCCACTTACTTCATTAAAACCCATGCCTTTTCCTTTAGGTTCAAAAAATTGTTTATTGTATTCTAAAGTTTTATCTTTCCAATCTTCAGGATATCTTTGTTTTACGTACCTAGTCATATCTAATAAAACTTCGTTTCTTTGACTTTTAGGTACACCAAATTTTGCAAGTGCTTGCATACAAGGAGGACCATCTTGAAACCATTCTCCAGAGTCTCCTTCGTCTATGTTT